TGCAGCTCCCAACTTACTTAATAATTTCAGGTAGTGATCTTTAATACGGCCCTGGTCTGCTTTATCTAGCGCTTCAAGCACAGCCTGGTTAGCTTCACGCAGCTGTCTCAGCTTAGTCATTCGCTCACGCTCAGGAACCTTCGGTCGATCATAGTATTTAATCATTACCTTCTTAAACTCGGCGATCCATTCAGGCAGCATATTATAAGTGCCATGCTCTTTCTCCCCGTCCCAGTGCATTAGTTTATAGACAGGCTTTTCCATAGACTCAGCATCAGCTAACGCCTGGGCAGCACGGCCTAGCTTTTTCTTAGGCTTATCCGCTATCGGTGCTTCACGTGGAACATCAGCAACCGGCTCAACAGGCTCAACAGGTTCTAATTCAACCGCAACTTTTGGCGCTTCCTCTTCTTCAACGACATCAACTACGTCATGCTGATCGCCGTAATCGTCTGTAAAAGTCTTGCGCTCAGAAACAACTTCAGGCATTGCTTCGATAAACTTAGGATCAGGCTTGGCAATTCGATCCAATGGGTTTGCTGGCGCTTCAGCTACAACCTCAACGGGTTTACCAGTGGACGGGTAGTCTTGAGCTTCTTCAGCAGTGATAACGCCTTTGAGCGCGTCTGGGAAAGCGTCACGTAAAGCAAAGCCACGCGCTCGCATTGCTAACATGCGGTCTGGATACTGCGACCAGGGGCCAGATCGCCCCCATAATCGAGCTTGCTTGGCATCGGCCACGCTAAATGCTCGCTTGGTTTCTTCAACTTCGGTGCCATATTTACGCTTTGCAATACAGTATGCGGTGCGATTATCGCCTTCACCTTCAACGTACTCGGTAACACCCAAGCATCGCGGATCACTTTTAACCAGGGCTAAAGCTGCGTCACCATAAATTGACGGCTTGCCGTTGATAACTGCGATATTTTGCAGTGCTTGTAAGGGCTGAATGTTTAGCTCATAGCCCCACTGAATAGCCACTAAAATATCTTGCGGTTTGTTCTTGTATTGCGCGGGAACCATGCCAGACCCAGCGATCATTTTGCTAAACTCGATTGCTTCGGTCATGTTGCTCGGTGCCAATGTTGGTAGTTTATTGCTCATTTTTCTTACTCCAGGGGTTTGTAGGTTTGGGTGCTGCTGCGCGTTGCGATAAACGCCAGTCAGCAACTTCATTCGGTAGCAAATAAATAGTGTTACTGCCTTTCAGCTTATGTGTTCGAGGGCCATTACCCTTAACGATTGCGTGACGCAAGCTGCCTTCCGTCATATGAAGGTACTGGCAGGCGTATTTGAAACTCCAAATTTCCATTAGCCCTCCAATTCTTTAATGTTGATCGTTTTCTGACGGACTTGAGCAGCAGCTTTAGCAGGCTCTAGCTCATGCTCGCAAGCAGGGCAGTATTTAGCCGCCTTAGCCTTAAATCTACGCACTGGCCAGCTTACTTTGTAGACCTCATCGACCACGCCAACAGTGCTATTACCTAGAGCTGACATTAAGATTGCTGCTTGCTCTTGGCGTACTGCTTCGGCTTCTTTAATAGCGGCTTTCGCCTCTTGGTAAGACTCAACCGCTTCAAGCAGCTCGGTTGCTAAATTAATCGGTTCTTCACTTGGGCTATCGTAATATTCAACAAGCTCAGGAATGCTGCTAGGATCGGGTAATGTATCGTCACGCATATGTTGCTCGAATGATTCAACGCCGTCCGTTATTAATTGCTGCGTTGCCTGGTGTGCTTCGAATACATGCACAACCAAATCACGCCCGCTGTAGCAGGTTATTAAGATGCCATGCGATGCGTTATGACACATCATGCCAGCCTGCAACTGGATAGGCCCACGATATAGCGGCGGATCGTCATTGCGGCGTGGCACAGTAGTGAACTTTGCCTCAAGCACAACAGTTCCGCTCAAAATTACGCGGCCAAAGTCATTAACAACATGAATATCATTAACCTCGTCTGCTTCGATAACAAAATTCTCGGCAGTCAAAAGCCCATCGTCTGAATAGTAAAGCTCCATATCGGGGTGCTTTTTAGCAGCAAGCACGCCATTCTCAAGCCAAGTGCTAAGGGACGCAGGATCAAGCCCCAGTAAGCGCAAGCCCCGATCAAGAATGACAGGCTCTAAAGCGTTGCCGCAATCGATTGGCAGGCTGTCGAGTTCTTGACGCTCGCCGGATCTAGCATTAGCTAGAACATCGTAAGCGGTTTGATAAGGTGAAAGGCCAAGATAAGCAGGTAGCACGCTACCGCTCAGGTGGTTATCAGGTGATAATTTTGCCATTTTTAATACTCCCGTTTAAGTAATAGTAATCGTATAGCGCTATCAAGCAGAAATCAAACCCGCTTGTTTTGCTCTAATGTGGATATTTTTAACATGTTGCGCCGACCATCTAGGCCCGTTGATTAAGTCAGGAATTACAGGCCCCGCAGCGCTCTCGCGCAAGGGGACAGCCCAAGCGTTTAACTCTGCTGCTATGCTTCGGTAAGATACAATTTTGCGCGCCCGTAATCGCTCAATTTTTGGCCAAATTGCAATAGTATGCTGCAAAGCCGCATTGGAGCGCGCTTTTCCCGATGCCAGCGCGCCATTTTTTGGGGTTGGGCTGCCAAGCTTTTTCTTTTTCTTTACTTGCGCCAATGCGTCTCTCGTTCGCCTTGAGATTCTAGCGCTTTCAAATTCTGCAATCGCTGCAAGTTGCTGAATCACTAGCCGCGATACATCTGGATCGTCCAGAGCTGGCATATCAAGCGCGGCAAATTGCACGGGACTATCTAGCAGCCTACTGATGAAAGATAGGTTGCGCGCCAGCCTATCAAGTTTGGCAACCACTAATACGGCGCCAGTGTCGCGACATTCTTGAATAGCTGCCGACAGCTGCGGGCGGCAAGTCTTGCGACCGCTCTCAATCTCTGTGAATTCGCTCTGTATTTGATAGCCTTTAGACTCCGACCACTTGCCGACAGCCTCGCGCTGCGCCTCTAAGCCGTTCCCGGCCTCGCCTTGTGATTGCGTAGAAACCCGAAAATAGGCCACGATTTTCCGCGTGGCTTTGATATTTTGCATAGTTGGATTATCCTTTAAAAAGGTTAGTTGATTGCTGACTTACTCCCCCGACTGGGCGGCCACTGGTCGCCCTTTTTTACGGGCAAAAAAAAGCCCCACCAATAGGCAGGGCAATACAGAGGGCCAATCAATCATCAAAAATAGTGTCAAGATATTCATCTTTATCGCCCTCAACAAAAGGCACTGACGCTAGAAAGTAGTTTAAGCGATTGACGTGGTGGTACCCTTGAATCAAATAAGTATTACCATCATCGCCCTCGACTAGCGTCCAAATTAATGAATCTGGCGCGCTTGTAACTCTACCCAGATCGGCCCCGTAGGTTTCAAAAGCATAAGATTCGCCGTTTTTTACGGGCTTATACTTTTCTTCCCATTCAAAATATTCCTCTTCCATAGCTATGCCACCTCCGATTCGTAATAACGCTCTGCAAGCTCTTGTATCGCTCGTTCGCCCTCAATGTAAGCGTACATGTTGACAATAGCCTCAGGATCGCTGAAATCCGTCGTGAATTCGCCAAAAATCTCATGCTCCCAGCTGCCTATCAGTGCAGCGACTTCGAAAACACAGTCTCCGAGCCATTGCTCGGCTTTCCAAGTGCCGATGATGTAGTAATCGGTATTAAACACATCGTGATGAAGCTCTGACCAATCTTTAACGCCGCTGATGTACTCCGCACGCTCATAAATTGTTAGCTCGTCCCAACGATCTGCTAAATGATCGCGAACGTCTGCTTGAAGTTGCTCTATTGCTTGATTTCTCATTTTTAATACTCCCTTAATTGATATTTAAAATTCGGTGTCTAATATCTTTAAAATAAGATCCCTATCTTTTAACTTAATAGCTTCTACTAAATTAGTATTTTCTAATGCGATAGATTCATCTATAAGTTTAGACTGACATTGATACACAAATTCTTGATAAGTCATATTTTTAATACTCCCTTAATTAATTTTAATTAGTAGCCAAGCCACTCAAAAACAACAACAGCCGGAATCATGCCATCTCTGCACAAAGATAGTTGAAGCTCACCCCAAAAGTCGTAAGAGTCGACATCGTGCTGTTCTAAGACGCTGTTCACTTCTTTTAGTGTGAAATACTGATCTTGGTAATATTCGATAGTAGTCATTTATAACGCTCCCATCACCCAGATCATATTGATGACGACCAAGCCGGTGCTGACGATTGCAGTGCCGGCCCAGAATACATAAGCCAGCGTCTCCGAAGGCCCTGAAGGCTCTGAAGTGTTAATATTGACGTAGTCATGGTGTACCATAATTGCTCCTTTTTTTTAGTAATACTGTTTCGATAGCTAGATATTAATACCAAGCGCTAGCACAATGCAAGCACTTCGATGAAAAAAAACAGTAATCACAAGCGGGGGACGCTGTGGAATTCAAACCAACTAGGAATAAAGACCTCAGAAAGTACAGCATTATGCCGATTAAGGCGGTGCAAGATCAGCGAATTAACAAGACCAGGGCGATCAGTGTCCTGGCTGCAATCTGTTCTTATGTGGACGAGACTGGCGTCACTTATGTTAGTCAGGCAAGGTTAGCAAAGGACTTAGATGTATCGCGGCAGGCTATCAATAGACAGGTTAGACAGCTGCATAAGTTGGGGTATTTAGTCTATGCAAAGAAGCGTTACAAGGATCAAAAGACCACCTCTATAAAAGTAATATACGATCCTGAAGTGATCGACGAGACGACAGCTAGAGCTTTATTGAGTCCAAAGGAGCAGATGGATTTGGCGGAAAGGGAAGCACTAGCAGGGTTGGCAGGTGAAACATCAGGGGTTTCAGGTGAAAAGGGGCAGGTGCAACCTAATAGGGTTTCAGGGGGTGAAACATCTGATGTTGCAGGGGGTGAAACCTCTAGTGTTGCACAGAACAGACTACTTAACAGACAAGATAACGATATAAAGGGCGATGTTCGTAGAATGACGTCACTGTTTACACGAGCTGCGGACAAGATGGGCCAGCCGAGGGTGTTGAATGCCCGCGATTTTGAGGTCATGGAGGGCTGGCTGCGACAAGGATTAATTCAGCCACAGTGGGAGCTGATCTTATCTAGCCATGTTGCTTACTGTAAGGACGAGCGCCGAGAGATTGCCAGATCATTAGGATACTTTATTGAGCCAGTAAAGAAGATGCTATCTAAAAGCAGCAGCCCAAAGGTGCAGGGCATGGTCAAAGACTTGGCTAAATCAATGAGACTTAAATAATGCAAACGACCGATTGCTAAGTTGAAGGGGGTTTAAAGGAGGTAAACTAGCTACATGGTTTAAAAATGGATCAGTCGACCTTTTTAAATGTAAATGAAAAGCATTCAAATTTAGCTATGCTAAAAAATCGGCCCTTTGGCTTTTGTCTTGAGCTTGTATATATGGGGTACCCTCCGCAGTATTTTCCGGTTTTTCATGAAAAAGGTTGTGCTATCAGTATGCGATAGCGTATAATCAACCACTACTACAACGGGAGTTAGTTATGAAGATATTAGCAATAGCGTTAGTTTTAATTTCTAGCCAGGCATTTGCAGAATCGCCTT